CGGCGGTGTGCGTCTTCTTCAGGTTCACTTCCATACCTAGGTCTTCCAAGACCTCGGCAAAGAGTGTAGCGGCGGACGATGACAGGATAACGTCGTCACCATACACTGCTGCGTCGCCACTGGGATCACAACTACTCGCTAAAGCCCAAAACATTGCTGTCTCAAGCTCGAACGTGAAGCCGTTACCCATACTGCTCACCTTCTCGTAGAGGACTCTATCAGTGCCAGTATCCCCGGTCTCCGACCGGAGGCTGAGCACTAATGTTAGTAAGTCTTGCGGAAGAAGCAGATCGCAGAGAACCAGACTGCAGGTGTCACTTGCAGCCTTCAGATCAACCGTCGCAAAGGCCCCCGTGAGGGAGCCACAGCGAGCCAACCGTTTGTTTCTCTCTTGAGCGTCGGGGAGTAGAATCCCGACCCTGTTGAGGCGACGACGGATTGACGCGCCTAAGCCGAGCTGGAAAAAGCAATTCCAGTCCGGTTCTATGGCGATGGTACGATCAGTCTTTGCGTTTTTCGGAACTGTAACCACAGAGTTCCCCGATACGATCTGGACGGCATGATGCCGGCCGGACCATCTGCTGAAGGCTAGAAGCCAAGGCAGGGCGTTCTCTGTCACGTGGGCAGCAAGTTCCCACTTGTTTTGAGGCGATGAATCACGCCGCGGCAAGCTTGTGCTCGCCCCGGGGCCCCATCGGGCCCGTTGCATGACCTCATCACGGGTGATACCCGTGAGAAGCCACTTAAGCTTCGCCCTAGCCTGACGGACGACTTTAGAAGTCGCATCGTAAGGATTCGGGAAAAAGCCCACGCGAGAATTAGCGTGTGCGCAACGAAGTTCAGAGAGCCAAAACGAGTTCATCGCTTCGGTCTCCCGGTCCACTCCCTCGATTTCATAAGGGAACTTCGACAGGCATTCGGCGCGCCAGTACTCGTCTCGGAAGACGTGAACCGGCACGCTTTGGTCCTGCGGAAGGGATCGGCTAACGAGGCTCTTGGAAACAGCATTACGGCAGAGTCCTCTAAGGAACTCTGTATCGTCAAGCTGGTCCGCCACCTCAAAGTGAACGAGGTCAGTGACATCGATCAAACTCGGTAAAGCGCCCCGCATGGTTGCGGTTGAGTGCTTTCTTTTCATCGATTTATCTCGAAAAGGAGTCAGTTAACCAAAGGTCAGGTCGAGGGCTTGATCAGACTGATCAGGAAGGCATCGAATTGAGCCACTCCAGTCAGTGCAGATACACGCGCCTCGAAGTCTGTCCGTTCAGCCGTCGTGCCGGAATTCGGCTCTTCGAACGTCCAGGTCATCCTGTACGTCCGGAGAACGTCACCCGCGCACGAACAATCGCTGTCAGTGGCAGCCACGATGGGAATCGACAGTCGCACCGTTAGCTTGGTGGTGTCCTTCCCGGTCTCAATCCCGAAAGTCAGGGGTGAGAACGAGGTCGGAGTACCACCCGAGCGCTCGGTGTAGACGGCGAC